GTGGAGACGCCGGTTTGATGTTTCCCTGGGCTTATCGTCCGCTGGACGGGCCTCCCGAAAACGGGGTTGTGCTTTGTAGCTTCTCCTTGCGGGGCACCCGCGGAATGAACCGGGGCGTTGTCCCTTACCGCTGCACCTTGCAAACGGCTGGAAAAAGCTACGCGTGCGTATTACTAAAGCGCGGGGCGGGCGTCACGAAAAAAGATGAAAATTCTCAGCTGGAACATCAACGGGCTCGGCAACACGCCCCACTTCGGCGGCCACTCCGGCTCCGAGGGTCGCTCCCTCCGGCTCGTCCCGAGCCTGCGTCCGATCCCCTCGGGCCTCCGTTCACGCGCCCCACAGCCTCCGCCCTCCGGGCGGTGCCGGCTCCGCCGTCAACGGCTGCCTGCCTCGCCGGACTGGAGACGCCCTCGGGCCAGGCGGAAGCCGAGGCTGTTGAACGCGCCCGCCGGGGTGAAGTTGCTGCGGGGCGCGCTCCGCGCGAGGCTCGCGTTGACGCTCCAGTCGCCCCCGCGCAGGACACGGTACAAGCCGGTAGCGGCCCCCCGGGGATCGGCACCTCCAGCGTAGTCCCCAACCCACCAATCCCAACACCACTGCCACACATTCCCCGCCATATCATACAACCCGTACCCGTTGGCCGCAAAGCTTCCCACAGGACTCGTGTAAGGAATTCCCCCAGTCTTGTACGTCGGATGAAAGTCGTTCTCCGACCCGCTCGTATCATACGCGTAACTCCTACTCGCTCGGTAGTTGGCCTGACTCTGAGAGATCATGTCCCCCCAGGGAAACCGTTTCCCGCTCAACCCGCCACGCGCCGCCACCTCCCATTCCGCCTCCGTAGGAAGCCGGTACCCGTTCGCACTCCAGTCGCACGTCACAGCGTCGTTTGTTCCAGTCCTATACACCGTTCCACTCACCCTGTAGCAGGGCGTCAGCCCCTCCTTCTCGCTGGCCGCATTCGCCCACTTCACCACGTCGTACCAACTCACCGTCTGCACAGGGTGGTTCGCCGCCTTCCCCGCACCCGCTGCCATATCCGTGTACCCGTTTGCAGTCGCCCATGTCCGGATGCTGTCCCACTGCGCCTTGGTGGTTGGGTGAACCGCCATATAGTACGGACTCAGAGTAACGGATACCGGTGCAGCGTTCGTGATATCGCTATCCCCGATCACGTTTCCCATCTGGTAGGTCCCGCCGGGAATCGGCGCGAAAGTACCTACTTCACTCATTATTGAAGTCCTGCCGTCCGTTCCTGACGATGCAGCCACCCGCTTAAAGGATCCTAACGTCATCGTTAATGTTGCCGCTCCTCCATCGGCGGGCCCATTCGCGTCGGTCCATCCGACGAGCCTCATACTCATGCTAAGCGGGACCCAAGATGCATCCGTACGGCCTTTTTCCTGAACCACGTTAAAGGAGGAAATCAGACTTCCCCAAAACTCGTGAGTCATGGTGCCGCTCGAGCTCACTGTGAGTTTCACGGTCGCAGTACGCGTCACTCGGCCCAGCCTAACTGAACCACTGGGTGCTGTAGACTGCGGAGCCTTGGATGTATCCAAGTCAGAGTAACCTAGGATCTCCATGTCGATCTTTCCAGCAAGCTCAGTATCAGTTGCTGTGGCTCCGTTTGCTGATGCGGTGCGGTGTTTGAATGTCCACGCTTGATTGCGATCAAACGCGTTGCCGGAGCAAATTAAACTTCCGGGAGGCAAACCCCACTGAAAAAATAGATCTCTCGTTGCTAGAGTAGTCGTGGTTGTCGCCGATGCTGTCCGGGGCCAGTAGGACAGCCTCACATTCGCCACTGACTCCATCGACACCTGCGCCCAAGCTCCAAAGGCGAGCCAAACGCTCATAACAAGCCACAAGAAGAAAGTTTTGACGCGCATACAACGCAGCGTTGCGCCTGATGTCATTAACGCAAGCAAACATTTGTGTCGGACATTGGTGCGATACCCCTGTTTTTCGCAATCAATCGCCCGCAAACGCGATTTCGTGCAGCCGGGTGAACTTCCTCACTGCGTCGGCTTCCCCAGCCAGATAACGGGTCGCGAACGCCTTGTCCCGCTGTAACAAGGCCAGTTCCTCCTTTGCGCCTTCCTTGGTCAGGCCCGCTGCCGGAACGCTGCCCCCGGCAAAGCTGTCCTCCTTCAGTCCGCGCCCCAGCTTGGCCGTCAGCTTCAGCAGATCTGCCGAACCGAGCGCCGCTTCCAGCTTCTCTACGCTGGTTTCCAGACCGAACTCGCGCACCGCACGTTTCCCGAGCCGCACGTTCTCGTCGAACTCACCGCCCCATTCTTTCCGGACGGCCGCCAACTGCTGCGCACGCTGCGAAGCCGTCTCCTCCTTGGCTTTCTGTTCCCGCGCCGCTTGGAGTGTGTCCTGCCACGCGCTGAGCCCCGTGGCTTGCCGGCCAGTCAGTCCCAGCTTGTGATAAGCCTGCGCGCTCTCCAGATCGGGCAACTGATAGTCCTCGGGCTTTGCGGGCCTGCCCAGCGCCTTGTAGACCCGTTCCCAGCCTTCGTTGTCGGTGTCGCCCCTGGGCAGGGGCACCTTTTCGCCGCCCACCAGTTTTTCAAGGTTGCGATAGCCCTGCGCCATTTCGCCGGGATCGTTCCAACCCTTGTTCTGGATGAACTCCCGTAGCTCCATGTCCTGCACACCTCCCAGCCAAGCAGGCGATCCTTGTGAGATGGCCCCCTCTAAATTGGAGGAGGTTGCATCACCTGCGGACAATCCCTGAGAGATTCCCCCGTCGACGGAGGGCGATCCTTGCGAGATGTCCCCCGTGCTCATTAACAGTTCGCTTGCCGTGCTCATAGGTCTTCGATTGGTTTTTAGTGGTTTGTTTTGAGGCCGGAGGCCGAATCAAAGGGACCCTAAGGGTCCTCCTCCTTCAGTTGTGTGATCTCCCGGTCGGCCATGTGCAGATAGGATTGGATCCGGTTCCACACCTCGCGCCGCCCCTCGGCCATGGCCATTGCCAGCGGGTCAATCGCCTTGCTCACCGGGGACACCACCACCGTGGAAGTGTCTGCCCGGCAAAACCGCTTCAAGTCCGCAAGCACCACCTCCGCAGTCAGGTGCGCCCTGCCGTCTCCGTCCAGAAACAGCCGCCGGTAGCTTTGCCGCCGCTTAAAAATCCGCTGCCAAAGTTTATTCATGGGGTCATAGACCCCTTTTGATGCGCCTTCGGCGCAGGGTCTCGTTTGGTTTGGTTGTTGAGTGTGTTAATCACGATTGATGCTTGCCGCAGAGCGGCATCAAATCCGGCCTGTGGCCGGTCACTGGTTGAGTTTCAGGTCGAGTCCGCTTCCCAGAGGTTCCAAGCCCTGTGTAATCTGGAGGTTTGTCAGGTCCCTGACGGCTTGCCCGCCCACCATTGCACCGGCCTGCGCCAGCATCGTCGGGTTCAGCGCCTTCATGGTTTCCTTCATCCGGAGCACCTCTGCCACCGGACGCAGCAGTTTCTCAGGCACCCCGTTGATCTCGGCCAGCTCCCGCACGATGGCGTCCCCGTCAAAGTTGAACATGATCGTCGGATCGACCTGTGCCAGCGTCGTGGCGCTCTCGATGGTGCGCACAATCGCCAGCCCTTCCTCGGCACGCTGCGCCTTGTTGAGCGGCGAGGAGTAATCGACATCAATGAGTCCACCGGCTTCCTTGAGCACCGGAGGCATCGGGGGCAACCAGCCCATCTGATCGAGCAAATCCAGTTCGCGCTCCACCATCGGCCCCAGAAACTCGCTCTGCTGCCGGCCCATGGTCGGGGCGAGGAGCCGCGCCTTCTCCTGCGAACGCAACATCGCCTCCGCAGCAGTCATCCGGGGGATCGCCACCAGCACCTGCGTAAGGGTGACAAGGAACGCTTCGTTGATCGCCTTTTGCCGGCGTTCGATCATTTCGTCCCCGATGGCGATGTCGCCCCGGAACTCCAATGCCTGCACCGTCGGATTGCCCGCGTCATCGACGCCGCCAAAGTTCAAGGCGCCCGGACGCAGATCGAACGCGGAAAGCGCACCGTCCTCTTGTAAGAGCAGAGGCGGGTCCAACGCCTTCTGGCCGGCCTTGAGGATCGTCTTGGTCATCTCCTGCACCATCTTGATCTCGGGCAGCACAGTCATTGCCGGCGACCTACCGTACACCTCCTTAGGCCCGGTTGTGTACCGGCCCACGGCATAGGGAAAGGTGCGAAACCCGCCTTCGCTGACGATCTCGCG